GAATTAAGAAGATCCTTAAAGAACTTCATCTGAGCTTCTGCCACGCGATGCTCGGGAATCGTTCGAACCTCTTCACGATACTCATCGACGCGCTGAGCCTTAATGACTCCGTTGTCGATAAAGTAATCGATTCCTTCCATGATACCGTTCACGAACGCATCCGGTGCGGATGGGTCCTGAACAACATCAACGGTGGACAGGATAAAGTCCTCCGACACGACGGTCTTACCGCCGGAATTCTTAATCGAACCCATGCCACGAGTCGAGACACCAAGACGGACCTCGCCGTCCATGAGCCCCTTTACGATCTGACCCATCGGCGTCTCAAGAATCTGTGCGCGACCGATTACGTTGTTCCCGTCCCACCGAAGTTCGGTGATTCTATGTGAGACACGATCAAGGTTAATCGTCGGAGAATCCGGATGACCGAGTTCGCCGACCGCACGACCCGTCGCGACCTGTTCGTTGTTGTACTTGTCGGTCGCGGTCTCGAGCACCGCACGAGGATACACTCGACCGTTTCGATTCTGTTTCTCTGCCTGGGCAAAGACACCCTCGATCATATACTTACGAGAGCCGTCAACGTCCTCGGTAATGTACTCAAGTTCCTCTGTGTGCTCTGTGATAAGTTTCATTTCAACATGCCTTCGACCTTTTCGATAGCGTCCATAAGATCAAGATACGATGAACGCATATCCGAAATGGCCTTCGAGTAGTCATTAAGCGATACTTCCTGACCGCGTGCATTGGCCGACTGTTTCAGCATATTTTCAAATTCACTGATATTTTTTGAAAGTGTATCAGCGCGTCTCGAAACCTGCCTTGCAGAAAGAGGACCAGAGCCACGACGCTCATTGACCTGCCTTTCCTCGGCCCCTTTCTTGTCGGTGCTTTCACCAGAAATCATTGACCGATATGCTTCTGAGATTGATTTAATTTCTTTGTAAGACGACACAGTTACTATACCTCTAGTTAAATATCCATTAGTTTGACAAAGTCTTCGATACCCTTACGAGCTTCCCTTTCGGATCTAAACTCATCGAGCTCCTCTCCGTCGACCTTTGCAACGTAGTTGGATCCTTTTTTTCGAATCTCTGCCTTTAGTTTATCTTTACCGATCGTAAAGGAATCAACGACCCTTTCATTGATCTGTGATACAGATTCGGAGACCTGTGTACGAAAGTCCTTGAAGTTACGCATTATGACATGATTCCATTATTTTGAAGCACGGATTTAACTTTATTAGGATCCACAACTTCAAATGACAGACTTGCCATACCGGTTCTATCAACCTTGGCCTTTACATTCTTAGCAGCTCTACCCAACTGATCCTCCATGAACTTCTTATATGATGAAGTATTCATGTCGTCAGTTTCAAGGCCCTTTAAATTGACAGTGTCACCTCTTGACAAGTTAGCATCAAAAGCATCAAGCGGATCTTCTTCAAAATCATGTGAATGCTTGGCTTCACCGATCTGAGTGCTCTCGGCCATCTGCGATGCGAGTTCAATCTTTTTGTTCTCGAATGTGGAGTTAATCTTTTCGGCTATTGCGGACTCGAACGAACCCTTTGCCGCCGAAAAGTCCTGTTTATTAACCTGCTGAACGAAATCCTGTACCTTCTTACTCATTTTAGTTAAACCTCTAAGCTATTTGTATACTATTTATACTTTTTAGAATCTTCTCGAAGAATCTTCTTTAGTCGGATCCGGATATCGACCGTCGGAAATTTCCTTTTTAATCTGATCGTCCATCTCCTTGATCTGATCATCGGTCTGCTGAAGAATGTTCTTCCGTACCCATTCCTCAGAAAAGTAACGCCCGACGTAATCACTCATATCACGCATAAGATTCAGACGATCCTGAACAAGTTCGGCGTGTTTGAGTTCATAGAAGTGGTTATCCTGCATAAAGTCAATGCGGATATCTTGAGAGATCTCTTTCCACTCGTTTAGATTTACGATACCCTTTGCGATCAGTTGTGTTTTAAGAATATCCATAAACACATGTGAGAACTTCTTGCGAAGGCGATTCACAAATTTCTGAAACTTTAGTTCATCCCGGGTGATCTCTGTCGTCCGACCCATCGAGAACGGCGTTTCCTGCTCAAGACGGTTCATCGGAACGTTCAGCGATTTGTACAACTGTTTTTGAAAATAGACAATGTCGTCGATCTGCCCGAGATTATCTCCACCCGGAAGAGTCGAGATCTCTGTTCCACGACCGCCCTCCTTTCGTGGAAGCCAGAAATCCTCGAGCATCGACATATGCTTTCGGTCGTCTCTCAGTTCACCGGTATTCGCGTCGTAGACCATCTTGTTGCGATACTTCGACATGATGTTTCGCATATACTCCTCGGCCTTACCCTTCGGTAGGTTACCGACGTCGATATAAAATATACGACGCTCAGGGGCTCGAGAGAGACGGTAAATGACCAGTGAGTCCTCCATCATACGAAGCTGATTCACCGGTTTTAGAGCCTTGTGAAGGTATGAGAGAACCTTCTTTCGTGAGGAGTCGGTGACTCCGGAGGTTACATACGTGATCGCGTCCGGTGAGATCTTAAGACCCTGTGACATCTGAGTAAGCGTACGATTCTGGTAGACAAAGTACTCCTTTACACCGGTCACGACCTTGGTTCGGGTCTTTTCGTCGTACTCCTCTTGAATCTCACGAACCTTACGGATCTTAGTCGGGTCGATATATCTTACTTCCTTGATACCCTTCTTTTCGTTCTTTTGATCAATAATCTTATGGTAGTAGAGTCTTCCGTCGATATACCATCTCCGAAAGATATCATGACCCTTAAAGTTAAAGTCAAGAAGCTCGACCACGTTGTCGAACTCCTCTCGAATCATGTCCTTGATCTTGTCGCTCTGGTCAAGATCGTCGAGGTTGATTGAGACTGGTGCAGACGCATCGTCGGAAGTAATCGCCTCGTTGACGATATCCTCGATGGCCGCATCGCATTCCGGATTGTGTGCGATGTCTCGATACTTAAAGATAAGGTCGGTCTCGGACTTAGCTCCGGCACCGTCCATATCGACGTACTGACCGTAGTATCCACCGGCATTGATTACCTCGCCGGTACCGTCCTCCTCTGTGGGAGGAACGAATGATCTGACACGTTTCTCCTCGGCATCATCCGATGACTTACGTTTGATCTCGAAGCCAAACATTTCAAACGACTTATCCGCCATTATATAACTCCGCTTGACCAGATTTGATCATCTTTCTAATATGATACATTGACAAATCCATATCAACTGACATTTCTTTCATTGTTAAATATATTCTGTCGCCATATTTAACAGACTTAGCATTTGTGTTTCCACTTCCACGCTGTGTTTTCTTTTTACGCAACGATTGTTTTTTCTTGAATTCTTCAGAGTGTGTTTTTCCATAAAAATGATTTTTACTACCAAATACACTTTCCGATTGTTTTTTTCTAGATTCTTTGCTTCTAGGTACACCAGTTTTAATTTTAGAAAAATATTCCCGTCGTTCTTTTGATAATGTAATACCTAGCGCCTTTCTTGTCTTCAACATAGTTTCTGATTGTTTTTTTCTAGATTCTTTGCTTCGACGTTTTATTATAAACTTACCATCACCATTATGCATATTGTACATTGTAGAATCATTTCTTGCATCTAAAGTTTTAAGCAATAACGATTCAAACGATAACATATCGTCAATACTTCCAGATGCTACTATGTTTCGTTTAAAGTCATTAGGTCGACTTTTATATTCCTCCATCATATATTTACTGGAACAAATATATCCATCGTCGACGGAACCTTTATGAAAACCAATATACAACATATCAGTTTTCATATCCGACCAACAATATACAAAAGCTTCAGCCATTTAGTACTGCTCCATCATTGCAAAGATAAAGGATCGGAGGGAGAAGAACCTCCCTCCTTACCTTTCGTGGTATTTATTTACCATCAAGTCGTAGTGCCGGAAGTCCAGTAGTCGTACTGAATCTCGACCTCAAACTCCTCGATCTCATTCTCAGTATCATACGATACATCGATCGCGCTGACCGAGGACGGGAACGCACCCTTGAAGTCGTACCGCTTGACTGCAACACCGGTCTTATCGAGCTGCTCGATAATCATATCGGCCTTGTAGTCCGTTGGGTTAGTGAGACCAGTATTCTCCTGGTGACCGTTGACTCCGTTCATCCACCGCTCAAATGCGTTCCGAACGGCAAAGTCCGTATCGTTAATGATGGTGATAGACCACGCTTCAAACGTACGGTCACCGGCGATCTTGAACTGACGACCGCGGAACGGTACCTCGATGGTCTCGATCGTGGAAGCCGGCAGCTGGGCCGACTTACACATGAACGAGGTCAACTCGATGTCACCGGCTGCGAATCCAGGATAAGTGACGGTTGCTCGAAACAGATTGGAGCGTGCACCGCCACCAACCAGCTTCGACTTGAAATCATCGATATTCAATGACATTTTCTTTTACTCCTTACTGACCGACAATTTCAGAGAACTCAACACCGGTACGTACCGCGATAAAGTTCAGTGTGATAAAGTTGATTGATCTTGCCGGCTTGATATAGATATCGGCCACAAAGCGGTTCGTGTCAACAACCTCTGGTGTATTGTTCGTCTCGTCACACACCACGAGGAAGTCGGTCATACCGCGTCGACCCTGTACGTCTCGCAGGAAGGGCTCGACCAAGTTACGGAACTGAGCGCGAGTGAACTGATCGTTCAGCTCGAACAGCTGGAACCGTGCGGCGGTTGCGATTGCCTTCTGAAGGACGATGAACAGGCGACGAACGTTGATACGATCAAACGCCGACGGACGTGCCAGTGCCGTCTTGTCACCGAAGAGAACGATACCCTCACCGGGGAACGAGACGATCGGATTTACACGTGCCTTGTACAGCGTGTCACGCTCGTTCTGACGAGGATTGAACGCAACCTTAGTTACGCCGCGAAGCTGACCGCGATTCAGCCCTGCGGGCGAGAACCATGGATCGGCAACGTTGTCCGTAAAGGCGGACAGACCGGCGATTGAACCGGCGGCAACGGTGTAACGGAACGCGTCGTTGAACTTGTCAAAGACGAACAGAGCGGACGAATCGAGTACACCATACGAGGATGATGTGATCTGATCGGCCCAGTCCTTGACGTCCTGTACGGCATCAACGTTACTGATCGTACGAGTAACCGCGGGTGAGACGAATGCGATTGCGTCGCGTCGACCCTCGGCGATACCAATCAGATGATTCGCGAGAGTGACGTCGTCTCCCTCTTCGACCTGTGCACCGATAATGAACGAAACGTCGAGAGTCTCGGCGTCATCGAACAGATCATAGGCAGTTGTCAGTTCTCCGAGCGATGGTTCCACTGACGTACCGTCCGAACCGTTATCGAACTCGTATCCAAGGACGTCGTCGGTTGTCGTAAAGCTAGAAACGTCGTCCGAACGAGAACCGGCTTCGGTCAGAGCAGGATCGTGTGAACCGAACCAAACGAATCGTGACTGATTGTTCAGAACGTTTACGTAGTAGTTCGAACCGCCCTCCGGTGCACGAGCATCGAATGCCTGTGACAGACCAGAGAATACCTCGAGTACCTCACCTGGTGTGCCGGTGAATCGACCATCGGCATCAAACACGACGACATGAAGCTCATCGTCCGAGACACCGCGTGTAGCGGCCCATTCAGTCGTGCCTGGAGCAAAGTCGAATAGATCAGAGAACGCGAAGTCTGTCGACTCGAATGCGGTCTCGTTGGTTACGACCTCGACTCCGATTGAGTTACCAAGAACGCCCGGAAACTTAGCGATGTACTGGACATCCGAGGCAAAGACCTGATTGTCGTAGTCGTCCTGATTCTTAACCAGAACTCCTGAAACCTGTGAAGCGTTGGCCTGACCGTCGTTCGCCGTACGGACGACACGAAGATCGTTTGCGTACTGGAGGAACTGAGCGGCAGGAGCGAAGTATTTAAAAGTATCGGCGTTCGGAGTAAAGAAACGATCGAGAAGCTGCTTCTCGGATCCTACCTGTACGACTTCCTCTACCGGACCCCATCGAAACGCGCCGGCAAAGGCACCGATCGAAGTCGAAACGGCAGGGACCACGTTGGTAAGATCAATTTCCTTGACCTCTACGCCTGGTGAAACCTGAAAGGCCATAAGTATTTCCTCTGTATTCAGTGAGACTTATAAGATTTTACATAATACGGTGGTTTTCATTATATTATTTATAAATATGGGATTCCTAATGGAATGCACCAAAGTTATCGGTCGATACCCATACATCACCGTCAATAATCTCTGTCGATTGATCAAGACCATTGTCGATCTCACCGAATGGAGGAACGTCGTCCTCGATCATTCTCATCTGCTCGTGATACATCATCTTCTTCACATCGATATCGGTCTGCTCGACGAACATAGACGTCGTGGTAAACCAGCCAAAAAGAACGAGGTTCATTACCAGATCATCGTGATTGCCGTTAGAGGCCTCATATGATGATCCTTTTGCCACAAACGTCGAGAGTTCAAGAATCGTATTCGTGTCATGAACGACGAGTTGATCCTGCTCGATAAGATCCTTAAGAGTCGAGGTACCTATCCTTTTGACCTTGCGAGTCATCGTCGCGCCGATTGAGTTGGCCTTGATCGCCGACTCGACAAAGATGTTCTCATACTCGAGTTCGTAATAGAGACCGTTACACACGACCTGTCCGGCATCGTTGGACTCGATTACGACGTATGCCTCGTTGTACGTCTTTGCATACTTATAGATCACATCCGGAAACAACAGGGGTGATATCATATTGTCCCTGAATACTGCCACCTGCTGAAAGGGTCTCGATGAAATGTCGATGATGTTGAACGTTGAGTAGTCCTTTCCTCTTCCTTTTGCGACGTCAACGAACATCATGTACTCGGAGTCAGGATTCGGACGATCGTATACCTTTACACCGTCCTGCTCATAGATCGGATTTCTTGCCTGGAGCTGCAGGAGCTTGTTACCAGAGATCAGTGTCTCTCCAGAACCAAGGAAGTCATTTCCGTATTCCTGTTTGAACTGAATCTCCGACGTATTCGCGATGGTCTCTTCCTTCCATTTCTCATCGCGTCCTGGAACATCCCACCAATCGATTCGAAACGACTTAAAGTTATTCGTCTTTTGTACCGCACCCTCCCAGAGTTTGTGGAATACGTTACCGATCCCGTTCGCGGTCGACGTAATAATGATCTTCGTATCCTTTCCGGATGTAATTACCGGATACGTCGATGTATAGAACTCGGAGTCGTTATTGACGAACGCGAACTCATCGAGAAACAGAAGGTTGACCGACATTCCACGAATGGACGAAGAGGACGTAGAGGACGCAATGACTCGAGAGTTGTTTGAAAACTCGATGGAAGTTTTATTCAGGGACTTGCATCCAGGCTGAAGAAAGAACGGAAGATTCTCAAGTGCGAGCGTTAATCGCCCGAGCATCTCCTTTGCCGTTGCTCCCTTATTCGCAAGGATTGCGATTGTTTTTTCTGGATGAAAGACCGCATACCAAAGGAGATATACGACAGAAGATATCGATTTACCCGACTGCCGACAAGCAAGAACTATCGAGAATCGATTGTCATTAAAGTGATGAAACATATCTCGCTGATACGGGTACAGCTTAAACGGAACGAGACCGTCGTCGAGGGATATGATCTTGATATAGTTTTCGGCAAAATATACGGGATCCTTGAGGCATCGAGCGTACTCATTGATCTCCTCACGAGTCCACTCCTGCTCGACTCCGTCACGCTTGACGTTTGCATTACCAAGATATGATACCGATGAATTCTCCTGAACTCTTTGATTCATTCAAGATCCTCGTCCTCGTCATCGGTATCGTTATTCTGGTCGATCGTCTTTGCTCTGTCGTGAAGCATTCGCTGAAGCTCGGTGGTCGATCCGACGTACACATTGTTCTGCGTCATCGAACCGTTCGGCAGTGACTTTTGATCGGAGAGACGAATCTCCTTGGTCTTCTTTTGAAGCTCCATGAGCCGATCGGCGATCTCTGCGTTCTGCTTCAGCATGTTCGAGAGTACCTCGAACGCACGTGGCGATTCAGACTCGCGCGCAAGA